CATGCTTACTTATGGAAGTCTGGACTACTTATGAAGTGGGAACTGAGATACCTGGAGATGGCGAGGCTAGTATCGACTTGGAGCAAAGACCCGTCAACTAAAGTAGGAGCTGTAATTGTCGATTCAGACAATACTGTTATATCAGTAGGTTTTAACGGTCTTCCAAGACGAATACAAGATACAGATCAAAGGTTAAACAACAGAGACATTAAGTTAAAGATGATTATCCATGCGGAGATTAACGCAATAATCACCGCCAAAAGACCTCTTAATGGAACAACAATCTATACCTATCCGTTTATGTCTTGCTCTCAGTGTGCGGGAATGATTATTCAATCCGGTATTTGTAGGCACATTTCCTACAAAACAAACAATGAGAGATGGAAGGATTCTTTTGATCTAGCTTTAGAGATGTTTGACGAAGCAAGAGTGATAGTTAATCTACTGGAGGAACAATGAAACTTACTTACGAAGAAATTGAAATAATCCGAGATACTTTGGTTTTGTCTAAATTCCTAGACCCTGAAGAAGCCAATACCTTGTGTGATATGGCCTCCAGGTGTCTGGATTTAGAGTATGAATTTACACCTCGATCACCTCACCACGGAACTCAAACGAATCCTCACCAAACTTGAGAGCTAATTCTGGCTGCAACAGGATTCCATTCTTATAAGTTAAAACAGCGAATCCTGACTGCCAGCATACCTTACGTCCCTCAAGATAATTAACAAATTGCGGATCACGAGATGAGTCTGCGGTCATTCCATGCCTTACACCATACCTACGCCCTTTCCTATCATCGTAGGCTACAACATCAGCTCTGTGGTCGTGTCCTGTAACGATATTCACACCAGACTTTAGGGTATTGTTGTATCCGGCGTGAATTCCACCGTTTTCCCTATGTCTGATTTCTGTATGGCTTTGCTGGCCTTCGTTTACGGTAACAAACCAAGCAGGTGTCCACTCAGGTATGTGGTCTTTAAGGTGTACTCCTTTTAAGTTCCTTAACTCAGGAAGGTTCGCAGCAATCCTACTTTCCATCCTTAAGTCGTGATTACCTGCTGTCCAGATTCTCTTTGAGTTGGGAGAGGCTTCTAAAATCTCCTTAGACCTGTCCTGGACTGCTTCTATTTCCTCCGCGACAGAAGGTTTAGACTCCCATCCAATCGACGGAAACCGGCTAATAGAAGACCCGTCAAAAGCATCACCATTCCAGATTAAAGCAAACGGTTTTAACTTTTTGGCTAAGTAAACAAAAGCCCTGTGCATAACAGGAATGTTATCCGGCCAGTAATGTTGATCTCCGGCTACTAGAATAATCCCGTTCTTTACTTTTAACTTAACCTCAACGCGGTCAGCAGTGACTAACATTGACTGGTCGTATTTTTTCCTATGAAGCACGTCTACTGTAGGAAGAACTATCCCAAGTCTTTTTTCTATACGCCTACGTCTTGACCGCACATTTGCTTCATGCGAATCAAGATGTTTTGCGACCTCTGAAGTAGATTTATATTTATTCCATATTTCAACGAATTCTTTATCACTACATGGTTTCTTCATATGCCACCGTTCCATCCCATTTCTTTGCAAACTATCTCAGCAAGAGCCTCAAAGTTCGCGTCGTGTAAGTGATGATCGCAGTCCGCGTTCTGCTCAAGCGCAGCATGGATCATTTCATGTGCGACTATCTTTAATACTTGTTCGATTGTTTTTGCTTTTTTATTTACTACTAAGACTTGATCCGGCCAGTAATAAAGCCCCCAAAACCTATCCATGTTGAGAGCTTTAAACCTTACTTTAACAGGAAGTCGTATGTCTTTGAAAGCAGTCTTTTTTAGAAGATTGTAAGACGCTTTAATAGACTGTTCAGTAACAAGCATGTTACCCCATTAGATATATACTTCGCTCATCTTTGCGTCTTTTAACTAAACCAGGCAGTTCCCGACCACCGGCTTTAGTCCACATCATAAACGAATTTGCTGCGCCCTCAAAATCACCCCGATTATGTTTCATCCTGATACTAGACCTTTGAAGGTTCCCTAGTCCTACATTGAAACTAAAGGAAACCAGCGCATCAAAGCGAGACTGAGTAAGATAATTAGGGCACAGTCTAAGAACACCCCTCTCAAAACGCTGTAAATCGTCTTTAAGCAGCTTGTCCACTTCATCTGGTGTCAGTACCCTATCCCAACCCTCCGGTATCGCCAGAGCCTTCCTATCCTCGAATTTGACGGATATATGCGAAGGATCTATTACGTGGCCAACCCCGACAGTCCATAAAAGGGCTGGACAGCGGTATGGTTTTAACTTAATACCCTCATGGTGCTTAATAACCCTAATGGCTTCAGGGCTTACGTTCATTTTTGGATTTACACTTGTCAAAATGATATCTATACATATTTCCACCACCGCCTAGTATATGGCAATGCGGACATTGAACTACCTTCCTTTTACCTCTACAAGCATTACTTAACTTTTCTTTATATCCTGGATTTGCTAAACGTTTTTTTGCTCCTTCAATATAATTTTTTGGATTTCTTTTTGTTCCAGATGATCCATTCGCATGAGGAGCAAGGTTATAAAGATTATCGTTTATGAACATAGATAAAAATTCTGTTTCTATATCTCTTGCTTCCTCTATTGTAGAAGTTAAACACAAAACTTTAAATTCAAACGCATCAAATCCATATTTAAGCGCATCTTGTGCATAACATTGTTTTTGATAAAACTTTCCTGTTTTTATGGCGCTTTTATGAGAACTTAAACGTCTATTAATGTTAGAACTACTACCAACATAGGCTTTTCTTGTATGTTTATTTATTACTGCATATATTCCAATCATTTTTGAAATGCCCTTGTTCCAAAATGAAAGGCAATAACTGATGCCCAAATTGTTTGGGTATCATCATTCCATAATTGATCTAAAACAACAGTAAACTCTGCGCCCACTTTCACTGCATAATAGAAGCCAGCAATTTCTACAAAACAGAATAACAAGAAAAGACCATAAGTAATTGCAGGACGCACTGATGCACGAAGATTGACAACCCACTGACTCGCATTTTTACCAATTTCAATGTCGTGCTTGTAAAGAGACTCACGCTCTTGAACAGCAGTCTGTAGGGCGATCTGGTCAGTCCTGATTTCCTCTACTTTCTGTTGAGACAAGAAGCCTAATTTCATAGCCTCTAACTCTTTCTCCCTCTGAATTTGAGCCAGAGCTAATTCATGCTTTTTATCTGATTTATCCTGGAAGAAATCCAGCAGTTTAGGAAGTCCACCAGCTAAGAAAGACGTAAGAGTAGAAATTAAGGTAATCATTGTTTATCTCGTTTGTTAAACAATTCAAATAGTGTTTTAATCTTTTCCTCTAAGACTGCAACACGCAAATCCAGCTTCGCAAGGACAATAATCAACGTAATAATTGCAAGGAGTATCGGCCAGCCTTTAGTAAGAACCTCAAAAGTATCCATTATTTAACCGTTTTCTTGCGTTTTACAGGTTTGGTAATACTCGCTTTAATTCCGAGATATAAATAACAATACGCGATTATTGCGATACCTAAGTCTTTAAGAATCCACAAAGGAGCGTCAGCGTCACTAGGAGACACGCCTGTATGAATAAATTGGACATTCCTAAAAGCCTGACAAACAAGACCCACAACAGCAACAATTAAACCTATCTTATGCCAAGCAGGATATAGGCGCATCCTCTCAGACAATGCACCGCAAAATATAATTACTGCTGCTGTAAGATCAATAAACGTGACTAAGTAAAATAAAGCGGTAGAACTCATTTACGCGGCCTTTTAACTTTAGCCTTACCTCTGAGTTCATTCGCTACTTGTAAAATGTCTTGGTTTTCTCTTTTATCGAAGAAGTTTGCGACGAGTGATATAACACCGACAGACAGAACACCGATACAATAACCAATACCCAAAGCAGTATCCGCTTCATTTATATCTACCCCTAGTTGCTTGGCTACCACACCACCTAAAGCAAACGCAGCAGCCACAGCAATGCCACCGATAATTGCTCCAGCAGCAAGTTTGCCATGTTGATGAAGTTTCTTAGGTTGCCAAAAAAACGAGATAGATAAACCACCAAAGAATCCTGCGATTCCGGTGAGTGCTTTACCTGCGGATAAACTACTGCCGATTGTTGATATTGGTTCGCCCATAAATATCTCTATTTAAAAGTAAAAGTACTGGTATCAAATTGGTCTTGCTGAACCTTTGCTCCAGGCATCTGTTCGGCAGTAAATACGTTTACAAGAGGCTCCACGGCCAACTTGGTAAAACCAGTCGGAGAAATAACAGAATCTTTAGCTTTAGAAAGCAGTGAAATAGCCTTTGCGCCTTTAGGATCAAGAACTGCTTTTGCTACTTGACGCTGAGATAAAACAAGTGTTCCTCCAACAATAGCCGCATTGCCTAGATTCTCCCTTACTTTTTCTTGTTGTTCTGGAGTAAGAGTAAAGTAATATCCAGCTCCAATGGTTACGGCAGGTACAGCAGCGCGGCGAATTGCTGTTGCGGCTTGCATCTGCAAACCGGCAGACGTTTTAAATCCAACATTTCCAAGTTTTGCGGCAGAAAGCATATCTTTAATGGCTTTATCCTGAGGAGTATTAGCCATCAAAATGTCGTATGTATTTTTAACGGGAGAGCCTTTCTTTTCTAACTCCTCGCCTAACCGAACAATACCTTCAGGTGAGTTAATCATTGACTCAAGATACCCATATCTAAGAGCATCAAGAACCTTACCTGACGGTTGTTTTGTTAAAGTTCCGGCAGCGGCAACAGATTTATATAAATCAAGGACTGGAGTTTCATTACCAGCCTTAAATAAATATGCGCCGACTTCTTCAGGATTTTTCGCAATAGCCTGAACAACAGAATCAGTTTTTAAACCCTGTACACCTTCTCTATAAGTTCTGGTTACATCAAGATATTTTTTGTAAGTTTCGGGATTTAATGTTTTATTTAATACCAATTGTTTTGCAGAAAAATCCATTGCCTTATCAAGCTGATCTATAAGAGAAGTAATGGTTTCTGATGCCCTTGAATCTTTTTCTGAAGCTACAGCAGAAGCGTATTTATCCCTGTTCTCAGCTAAAAAACGAGAGCGAAT